TGTGACTGCATCACTCCATGCGAAACACCTCGCCGGCCTGATGGGTGAGGTGTAGGCCCAGGGCGGTACCTGGGTCCTGATGAGCAGCCGGGAGGCACTGAGATGGAACTCGACTACGACACCCTGAGCGAGATCGCCGAGAAGGCACTGACCCGCCCGAGCGATGCGATGTTCTGGGACGACCGACTGTTCACGACGCACGGCGCCCTGCTCCACTGGGCCGAGCAGTCGGACGACATCCTGGAGGAGTCGAACTTCCTGAGCGCCCTGAGCCTGATCCAGGGTGCGGCGGGTGACGACGCGGACGAGCACGTCATCGACGGCAGCGCGAGGCACTTCGCCTGCGGTTCCCTCCGGACGATCTACGTCCAGGTCTACAAGACCTACGAGGATGAGGAGTGCGAGTGCGAGCCGACCTGGGAGCACGAGGACGACTGCGAGCACGACGAAGACTCGACGTACTGCCAGCTCTACTGTGCGATCGAGTGCGACGGGGAGGAGTGCCTGCCCCAGGAGCTGGAGTTCACGGACGCGTTCATCGAAGCGGCCGGGCTGGCGTACGGCCTGCTCGACTACCCGATCATCGACGAGTCGGACTTCTCCGAGCGTGAGTGGAAGGCGTTCGAGGACAACTGCACCCAGGCTCTGGAGGCAGCCTCGAACGAGTACGACGACGACACCCTCGAAGAGGCGACCGAGATCCAGAACCGGATCTTCCAGGATTCCGCACTGTCCGACCTGTTCGGGTACGAGGAGAACGCGGGAGTGAGCTGGGAGAAGGTCGCCGAGATCTACGACGACTACCGCGAGGCGTACTTCCTGGAGCTGGCGACCGAGATCTACCGCTGGAACGTGCTCGGGTACAACCCGGACCAGCTCGAACTCCCGATCGTGATCGTGGTCGTGGCCTGAGTGTGCAACTGTGCCGAAACTCCCGGAAGGGAGTCGGGGTGGGGTGGCTCCTACCTCCTGACGATGGCAGCCGAGAGTGTGAAGGTGTACCCAATGAAGATCCCGAGCAACGTAGTCCGGTGCCTCAACTGCAAGGGCCCGATCATCTACCCCCTGAGTGGCGGCCAGTACCGATGCAAGGGGTGCGAGGCAGGCAAGACGCGGGCCGAGCGAGCGGAGCCCGGCTACTACTGGGAAGAGTCGTACGGCTACCTCGTCCAGGTCGACTACGACAACGCTGACGAGCGCGACACGGAGGAGGAGGTCTCGGATCTCTACTCCGCGCTCAAGACCTTCGCTGACGTCCTCGGCGACGGGATGACTGCCTTCCATGTGGGTGGCTCCTTCACCTGCTCCGAGGCGGAGAGCATGGCTCAGGCCCTGATGGTCGGAGGTCACAAGCACGCGGCGATGACCTTCCTGGAGGGTCACGCGGACGGTGACGACGACGAGGACGACATCCACCGGGACGTCAAGGACTACGAGGCGTGGGTCCTGGAGCTGGCCGGTAAGCCGGTGCCCGAGCTGATCGAGGAGCCCGAGCCTGAGTCCGACCTCCCGACCGTCACGACCGAAGAGCTCCTGAAGCTCATGAACCTGGACTGAGAGGCGAAACCCCTTCGGGGGTCCGGGGAGGGTGGCATCCCCCCGCTGATGAGCCTGCCGCACATGCAAGGAGAACCACAGTGACCCCCAAGTTCCGCACCCGTGACCTGAACGTCCGCGACTCGAAGCGCAAGGACAAGGCGAGGACGCTGGCCCGGCGAGAGGTTCGCCGCAACAAGTACGAGGCTGACGCCCCCGCCCTGACCAACGCCTGACCTACCACCCCAACCCGAGAGGCGACGCAGTGATCACCGAGAAGATCCTCGCAGCACTGACCGACGAGAACGTCCAGGACATCATCGACATCGGCGCCGAGGGGGGCATCAACTACTGGGCCACCGAGCCGACCGACGAGGAGTTCGCCGGCCTGCCCGAGGGGAAGACGTACACCATCGTCGAGGGTCAGGGGGTGGACTGGTACCTGGGTGGCGAGCGAGAGGTGGACGAGGTCCACTACCTGAGCAAGGACCAGGTGCGAGTGGCGTACGCCAGGCTGCTCGACCTCAACCAGGAGTTCGTGAACCGTGAGTACCACGGCTACATCGTCCAGTCCTGGATCGACCGGACCGACAAGGACGGCATCGACACCACCTACATCGACGCGGGTACGGCGGACGTCATCATCCAGCTCGCAGCGTTGGGCGAGATTCGGTACGGCTGAGGTTGTGCAACTGGCACAACAGTGATACTGTCACCACATCAAGGCGAAACCACCCGAGAGGGTGGTCGGGGGGAGTGGATCTCCCCTCCTGAAGAGCCAACCGAGTGTGAAGGTGTGACACGATGAACATCATCGACGAGATCAAGCAGTACGGTCCCTACTCCCTGGCTGGCAAGGCGGACGTCACCGCCCCGGACGGGCACGGTAGCCCCGGAGCCATCTTCCTGATCGACATCCGAGACGCGGTGGTCGAGGCGTTCGAGGAGTACGGCGAGGTGGACGAGCGCAAGCAGGACGAGATCGCAGACGGCGCGGCCAGCGTGATGACGCATGAGAAGTGGCAGCAGTTCGTCGACCTGGCCGCCTACTCGGAAGACCTGGAGGGGTACGGCACGCCGACCGACGAGGGCATCAACGGGTACCCCGGCCTGGCCCTGTACGTCATCGCTCACCGCCTGGTGAGCCTGCTCGTCGAGGAGATCGACGAGGCCAGCACCGAGACCGAGGAGGTCTGAACCATGGGGCGCATGAAGGACATCGCGATCGACCTGATGAGCTTCGACGCGGGCGAGCTGGACGAGACCGAGACGCTGGACCTGTTCGCCACCCTGATCGCGAGCGGCATGGCCTGGACCCTCCAGGGTTACTACGGGCGGGTCGCTCGGAACCTGATCGACAGGGGTCTGATCACCGAGCAGGGAGAGGTGGTCCCGGAGGTGATCACGGCGTGACGATGCCCCGGCAGTTGAGTGCGCGGGTCGACCAGGAGTTGGCCCGCAACCTCGAAGACCTGGCGCCGACCGGCCTGAGTTACAGCGAGATCGTGAAGCAGTCGGTCGCCCTGTTCGCCACCGTCTACCGAGTCGCCGTCGCGAACGGCGTAGCTGAACCGCATGAGATCCCGGAGCTGACCGCGTACCGGTACAAGCTCCCGCCCCTTCCCCAGCCGCCCCGCACGGGGGCGATCACCATCAAGGAGACACGCCATGAAGACCGCAGCCAAGTACGTCCTGACGTTCCTCGCGCTCGCCCTGCTGGGCTCCCTGACCTGGAACTCCCCGGCCTCCGCCTCGGACGCCAAGCCGGTGACGCTGCCCGCCAAGGTGAAGTACGTCCCCGTCTTCCACATCCCGAGCAAGCCGTGCGCTGAGGATGGAGACTCCCGGAACTGCTACTGGGACGCGGCCAAGCGAGGCAACGGCAAGGGGTACTCGTACTACGTCGATCGTGCTGGCAACGTGACGTACCTGAACCCGAAGCTGAACGACCCGGCTGACCGCAAGGCGTGGAAGCTGAAGAACGAGCGAGCCGGCCGAGAGTATTGGGGCACGGTGTTCGGGCACCGTCTGTGCTACGCCAAGGTTGGCGACACCTCGTACATCTACTGCTTCGACGGGTTCCGCGAGACGTCGTAGTGCAAGTGTGTCGAAACCCCTTCGGGGGTCGGCGAGGGATGGTAGCCCCCGCCCTGACGAGACAGACCATGATGACGGGAGACACCCAGTGAAGTGCAGCGTTACGAACTCCAAGGGCGAGCAGTGCAAGAACGAGGTGCCCGTGCCGACCATCTGCTCCACCCACCAGTACCGCTTCCGTCGCTACGGTGACGTCCTGGCGGACCGCCCCATCCGGAAGTACACCCCCCGCAAGACGGGCTCGACCGACCGCTACGCCGGAGACACGGACGTCGAGAGGTTCTGGGCCCGCGTCCTGGAAGACGATGGCTGCTGGCTGTGGGCCGGGTCGTTCAACAAGAACGGCGACGGAGTCGAGACTGACCAGGGCCAGCTCCAGTACGAGGGCTTCAATCAGTCCGCCCGTCGCGTCGCCCACATCCTGACGCACGGACCCATTCCCGACGATGTCAAGGTGGTGCACACCTGCTCGACCTGGAGCTGCGTCAAGCACACCGACACCGTCAACCCTGACGGCACCCAGTGGGTGCGACACCTGGAAGGTGTGCTACTGTGACTTGGAAGCGAGACGAGCTCGGCAACTGGGCCTACCTGCCTGATGTAGCAGGCGCCCGAGCCGACATCCACCAGCAGTACGACAAGTGGTACGGCGAGGAGTACGACACCCTCTCCGACGAGCTGGACAAGCTGATCGGCGCCGTTGGTCGAGAGGTCATCGAACTGATCCGGGACGAGTTCCCCGACCCGAACCCGCTGGGCTCCCTCTTCAACCCGTACGTCGGCGACCTGATCATCGACCGCGTCAAGCAGAAGTTCCTGAACCTGAACACCAAGGAGGACCGCAGTGAGTGAGCGAGTAGAGATCGGCACGGTCTACGTGGACGCGGGCATCATCATGATCGGTGACCCCTGCTACACGGCAACGGGAGACGCGAGCCACCACATCAAGACGTGGTCCGAGTTCTGCAAGCGAACGCCGTGGGGCGAGAAGCCCTACAACGTGACCGAGCCGGCCGGGCATGGCCTCGGCCTGGTGGTGCCCACCCTGTACGGAGACGGCGCCTACCCGGTGTACGCGGAGCTCGAAGACGGGCGCGTGGCCAGGGTGACCGTCGACTTCGACCCCAGCTACGACGAGGACGACGAGTGAGCGACAGGCTGATCGTCGGGCTGAGTGGGTACGCCCGCAGCGGGAAGAACGAGGCGGCGAACGCCTTGATCGAGAGGGGCTGGAGGCAGGCGGCCTTCGCCGACAAGCTGAAGGACTTCCTGTACGCGGTGAACCCCCTGATCCCTGGGCACTACGGTGCCGGGAGCCTGCGCCTGCGAAGGCTGGTCGACCAGACCGGGTGGGACTACGCCAAGACGACGTACCCCGAGGTCCGGTCCCTGCTCCAGCGCACGGGCACAGAGGCTGGCCGGCGCGTGCTCGGTGATGACGTGTGGGTGGAGGCTCTGTTCGCCTCGCACGCTGAC